ACGTCTCAATTGGAAGTGTCCGGCTGAAGTCTTTTATTCAGTAACTTTGCACTTGATTTGATAATTCACCAATTAAAAATCCTGATCAATGTAATTAATATTCACGGCAACTTTATTCAGCATAAGCGCATACTATCAGCATCGAATTATCTCTATTACTGCCAGGAATGACATTTTCCCACTGTGGGTTACTGGGATTGTCCGACGACCACGCTGTACCTTTCCCCATACTGCCAGGATAATAGGTGGTTTGGAGTTTCGCGTTTCTTCGATTTACGCAATCAAAAACTTCTAAGCGAATAATAGATTTTATTTTCTGATTATTATCGTTCGTTACAGGCTTCTTTAAATCATAGAGAAACCAAGCTTCACTTAAATCACCTGTTTTCCGTATTGACTCAATATTAATATACCCTTTAACATTCCCTAAATTTGCAATGTTATACCAGGCACAATAAGCATTCGTCGACAAAAGACAAAGAATAGCAAAAATTAATTTTTTGGCGAATTATCACTTCAAGTGCAAAGCCTGAGAAAAGAATAGTGGCCCATAAAGCTTCCATAATAGAGATTGTCAAGATAACTATAGAGGGAGCTCATGAGCCACTATCATCATCTTACTCTTCGGGACAGAGTATTTATTTCGGCTTTAACGATTTCAGGCAAATCCCTGTCTGAAATTGCATGTGCGATTGGGAAAAATGTTTCTACGATCTCCCGCGAACTGAAGCGAAACAAGGCTGTATCGGCCCAGGATGGGGCTTCAGCTGCCTATGATCCCTGTGCCGCGCAGGCCCGATATCAGAGACAGAGAAAGCATTGCGGAAAGAGAAACATTCTGAAGTCTGACTCGTTGCTGACAAGGATTGTCTCAAATCTGCTGGTTAAGAAATTCTGGTCTCCGGAGCAGATTCAATACCGTCTCAGAAAGGAGCTGCCGAATCTAAGGATCAGCGCCACGACAATCTACCGAGGAATCAATTCTGGCTTTCTGGATCGCTTTGTGGATGGCCGAAAGATGTCCCGACACCTGCGACACCACGGTAAAACGCGTCACCGTAAAGGCATGACCGAGAGGCGAGGAAAGATCCAGATCACTCACAGCATTGAAGAGCGACCCCTGGAAGCTCAGAACAGATCTCGCCTGGGGGATTGGGAAGGCGATACCGTCATCGGAAAAAAGGGCGGAGCCTGCCTCACGACTCTGGTCGATAGGAAGTCCGGCTTTCTCTGTGGCGGGAAAACCGCTTCCAAGACTGCGGCCGATGTGTCTGCCGTAATTGAGAAATCTCTGTCAGATAAGGATCTGCGTACGATTACCGTAGATCGCGGAAAAGAATTTTCCTGGGCTGAAAAACTGGAGAAAGATCTCAGAACCAAAGTGTATTTCTGCTTGCCTCATCATCCATGGGAGAAAGGAAGTAATGAAAATACAAACGGACTTCTTAGAGACTTTTTCCCAAAAGGAATGAGTATCGATAAAATTTCTCAGGCAGAAGTTCAGAAACGGTTCAATGCTCTGAATTTCAGACCCAGAAAACGTCTCAATTGGAAGTGTCCGGCTGAAGTCTTTTATTCAGTAACTTTGCACTTGATTTGATAATTCACCATTTGAAATCAGGAATAGGTCGGGAAGCGATCGTTCGGTCCGTAGACCGTTTTCCGATAGGCGTCCGGAATATCGCGGTGCTCAAGGAGTTCATTCACCGCTTCCATGACGTCCTCAACCCGGATTTCCCGCATGCATTCACTGATCCCGCAGCGGCCGCATCCGCGCTGTTCGCAGAAGTGGCAGCGCCCGGGGCTGATCACGACGCGGCTCGCGTCGTTTTCCCACGGTCTCCAGCGGCCAGGGATCGTCGCGCCGAAGAGAATCACTTCAGGGGTCTGGAGGGCTGCCGCCATATGAGCCGGCGCGGAGTCAACCCCAATGAGGAGCTTCGCGTCATCAATCAGCGCGGCAAAGGTCTTCATGGAAGGGGTCTTGCCGATCAGAACAATCGGCTTCGCGACTTTAAGGAGCGAGACGATCTTTTCAATCATCGTTCGTTCTTCGTCAGAGGGCCCCGACGTGATCACGATCTTTTCACCCTGGCTCGCGAGGCGATCAAGCATCTCGGCGGTCCGTTCCTCGGTCCAGCACTTGAAGAAGAACCGCGCCGCTGGGTGGACGAGCACATAGCCTTTGAGCCCACCGACGAGTTTCGCGGCCTCAGCGCGGGCTTCATCCGGGATCGTGAGCTTCAGGCCCGGCACTTCTTCCTCCGGCACCACGACACCGAGCGCCCGAAGGTGATCCATGTTGAACTGCGCGATGTGGCGCTCACGCGGGAGCACAAGGCTCGCCATGTGGGTGAAGCTCTTGTTATAGAAGTTCAGCCCCCCGAAGTGCTTCGGGCAGGAGATGCTCCGCTTCGGCTTCAGGATGCGGGCGAGCCACATGCCGCGGTTATGCGTCGTGAGGTGAAGGAGCGTGTCGTAGTGATTCGCTTTCAGTGTCTTCAGAAGATTGATTTCGGCTGAGAGCTGCTTCTTCACGCCCATCTTCTTCCACTTCTGATCGATCGTGTAAACGTTATCGAGATCCGGGTTCCCGGTCAGCATCTCGCGCGTGCTGTGATACACCAGTGCGTCAATCCTCGCGTTCGGGTACTTCTTCCGCAGAAAGCCGATGAGCGGCGTGGTGAGGAGGACGTCTCCGAAGTAGCGGAGTTCCGTAATCAGTATGCGTTCGAGTTCCACAGCGGTGCGGTCCGGATTGATAAGAAAGAGGGACGGCGGGGCAGGAGAGAGCGTTTGTTGCTTCTCTGTCCGCAGAGTCCCCCGATTTTAATAGATACGGGCAGGAGTGACGGCGGACGGTATCCCGCGGTTCAGAGAAGCAGCTGCAGAGTCTGCCGAATCACATTTTCAAGATGGAAGAGCTTCGCGTACGCTGTGAGCCGGTTCAGATCCTTATCCCGTCTCGCAGCGTAGGCTTTCAGAACGGCCGTGAAGTCCTGGATCTCGATTGTGCTTCGGCTCCGGAAGAGGTCGCAGATGGTCCTTTCAAGGTCATACATTGGGATCGCGTTCCCGCAATTATCCCGAACCATCGTTCTGCCGACCGGGAGCAGTTCTTTTTTGACCGTATAAACCTTGCACCTTCCGTCTGCCACCAGACGGTGAGCGTTGTAGCCGCTATAGAGCGTCACGGTGTGGAGAAGCGGTTCGCGTTCCGATAAACCGTAGTGGTAGAACGCTTCATCGTGCGAAAACACGAGCTGCGGAGACCGGAGGTGAAGAAGGTAAAGCTCATCCACCCAGGCGTCTTTTGGGGCGTAGACTCCGCGCCTGACCTGTTCCCAGCCGTGTTCACGCAGGGACTGGTAAAAGTGAAATCGAGTGACGCCAGCTTTTTCTGCGTCACGAGGTGTCAGGTACTCATGATCCTTGATCAGTCTTTCCATCGCGTCCATAGAGGTCCCCATTCATTCGTGCTTATTTTACTTTTCAAATAAGCACGTTTGTTTGGAATCTCTGGAGTAACGGCTCGTCAGAACGGGGCGAAGACAGCAGGGTAGTTGCCGCGAGGCAATAAAAAGGCGCTGTCTCCAGGGAGGTAGACAGCGCCGTCTCGCTCTAAGCGGATGCCTTACAGGTCATCCACCAGAGCTGAGCTCTTCGCGTAAGCGGTGACGCGGGCTTCAAAGAAGTCGGTCTTCACCATGTTTGCGTTCGCGTATTGGCTGACCCACTGCATGGAAGCCGGTTCCTGAGCGTGGCTCGGATCATAGGGCTCGTAGCCAAGCGTCATCCAGCGGAGATTGCCGAGGTAGTTGATGTAGTCGGTGATCATGCCGGGCGTGAGGCCGCGGACCTTGTCGCCGATCACATAGTGACCCCATTCGATTTCCTGACGGACGCCTTCCTTCAGCATATCAAGAAGCTCGGCCTTCAGGTCGTCCGTAAACCACTCAGGGTGCTCCTTCTGCAGCTCACGGAAGATATTCCGGAAGAGCCAGAGGTGCGTATTCTCGTCGCGGTTGATGTAGCGGATTTCCTGGGCGGACCCCGGCATCTTCTCGTTCCGGCTCAGGTTATAGAAGAACGAGAAGCCGGAGTAGAAGTAGATGCCTTCAAGGATGTAGTTCGCCATCACGACACGGATGAAGTTGTGCTCATCCGGGTGATTCAGGAACTCGTTATATTGCTCGCCGATGAAGGTGTTCCGCTTCAAGAGATGCTTATCTTCCTTCCACTGGTAGAGAATCGAGTTCCGCTCTTCAGGCGAGCAGATCGTGTCGAGCATATAGCTGTAGCTCTGCGAGTGGATGCACTCCTGGAACGTCTGAATGTTGAGGCAGAGGTTCACTTCGCTCGATGTGATGTAGCTCGAGATGTTCGGGAGATTCGCGGACTGCAGCGAATCAAGGAACACGAGGAAGCTCAGAATCTTGTTATACGCGTTCCGCTCCGGCTCCTCGAGATTCGGGTAGTCCTTCACGTCCTGCGCGAGATTGATTTCCTCCGGCACCCAGAAGTTATTCATCGCCTGGCGGTACCAGTCGGAGACCCACGGGTACTTATGGTTATTGAAGTCATTCAGGTTCGTCGGGTTTCCGCCCACGATCTGAATCGCGCCGATATCAGTATCCCCCTGGGGGTTGAACAACGGTTTTTTCTTGAACATTTCTTTACTTCACTCCATCAGGACGAGCAGGACTCGCACTCTTCAACTTCAAGCGACTTGCTGCGGATGTAATAGATCGTCTTCACGCCGCACTTCCACGCTTCGAGGTAGAGGTTAAGGACCTTTCTCATCGTAAAGTCGTTCGTGATGTAGAGATTGATACTCTGCGCCTGGTCAATGTGACGCTGACGGACGCCGCAGGCCCGGATCGACCAGTTCTGATCGATGAGGTGCGCGTTCTTGTAGAGCCACCAGGTGTCGGACGACAGATCCGGCGCTACGCGCGGGAGCAGCCCGTTCTTCTTCTCTTCGAGGAAGTAGCGGTTCATGATCGGGTCGATGCCAGGCGTCGTCCCGGCAATAATGCTCGTGCTTCCGGTTGGCGCGATCGCCATGAGGTAACCGTTTCGCATGCCGTACTTCGCGACATCCGCCTTCACGTCATCCCAGTACGGGGTGTTGTAGCCGCGCTTCTCGAAGAACGCGCCGGTGTCCCAGTCGCTTCCCTTATACATGCCGTACGTGCCCTTGTCCTTCGCGTTGAGAGCGCTCGTCTCGATCGCGGAGTGCGCGATGCGCTCAAACACCTTGTCGACAAAGGCGAGATGCTCCTCGCTCTCCCAGCGGATGCCGTGCTTCGCGAGCATGTGGTGATAGCCGCTCACGCCAAGCCCGATCGCGCGGTAACGCTTCGACGTGATCTCGGCGTACGGGGTCGGGTAGAAATTGAGGTCTATCACGTTATCGAGCGCGCGGACGACGCTTGACGTCAGGTGCTCGAGGTACCCCGGCTCATCCACCGGAATGCGGCCGAGGTTAAGGCTCGCGAGGTTGCAGACCACGAAGTCACCCGGTTTCGTCGTGGTGACCACTTCAACCGTGCCTTCAGAGGTCTTGATCTCGCGGCTCACGCTCTGAATCGGAGCCGTGTTCTGCGCGATTTCCGTGCAGAGGTTCGAGGAATAGATGTGACCGCAGTGGGCGTTCGGGTTCATCGCGTTCACGAGGTCGCGGTTGAAGATAAACGGGGTACCCGTTTCCACCACGGACTTCAGGAACAGACGCACCAGATCCTTCAGGCTGATCTCACGCTTCGTGATGCGATTATCGTGCACGCACTCGAGGTAACGCTTCGTCCACTCCTCTCCAAAGCTGTCCTCAAGGTTGTAGCCGCGGACCTGGCTGATCTCATGCGGACACATCAGGTACCAGACACCGTTGAAGTTGTCGCGGACCTGCTGCCAGAAGTAATCCGGGACGCAGAGCGCGGGGAAGGTGTCGTGCGCCTTCAGACGGTCATCGCCGTTATTCGTCCGCATCTGAAGGAATTCGGGGATATCGCGGTGCCAGATATCGAGGTAAACCGCCACGGCGCCCTGACGGACACCGAGCTGATCCACCGCAACCGCCGTGTCATTCACGAGCTTGATCCAGCGGGAGACGCCGCCCGCCGCCCCCTTGAAACCGCGGATGTCGCTTCCGCGGGCACGGACCTTGCCGAAGTAAAGCCCCATGCCGCCGCCGAACTTGCTCACCTGAGCGAAGTTATCGAGGCTCCGGTAGATGCCGGCAAGGCTGTCAGGCACGGTATCGATGAAGCAGGACGAGAGCTGGTGGTACGGCTTACGGGCGTTCGCGAGGGTCGGCGTCGCCATCGTCACTTCGAGTTTCGAGAGCATGTCGTAGAACCGCTTCACGTACTGCATCCGGACATCTTTCTTTTCCGGCATCGCGAGGTGAAGCGCCACGCCGAGGAACAGCTCCTGCGGGCTCTCGAGGATCTCGTTATTGTGGCTCTTGATCACGTAGCGCTCGAGCACGAGCTGAAGGCCGGAGTAGTTGAAGAGCTTATTCCGGTTCTCATCGATCAGGCCCGCGGCCTCATCAATCTCTTCCTTCGTGTAGTTCTCGAGGATGTACTTCCCGTAGAGGCCGTGCTCCGTGAGGAACATGAGCTTCGTATAGAAGTCCGTGAGACCGAGGTTCTGCTCACGCTGCGCGAGCTTCCGCTTGAAGCTGTGGCAGAGCAGCCGCCCGGCGATCTGCTCGTAGCGCGGCGCGTTCTGCGTCGTGAGTTCCACGGCGGAACGGATCAGGGTGTCGAGCTTCTCGTCGACACTCGCGGTGGGCGACACCTGGGAATTGAACTTCGCGGTGAGGACTTCAAGCGAATACTCAGGCGCTTTGAAGTCATTCTGGATCTCGAAGAGGCAGCCATCGAGGTCGCTGTCACCCGTCGCGACAGAAAGCGCGAGGCGGCAGGTACGGAGTTCCGTCCGCTTCTCGCGGTACAGAATGAAGTTCTTCGCGACCTGGTAGTGGCCGCGCTGCATCAGAGCTTCTTCGACACGGTCCTGAATAGTTTCAACGGAGCAGCCCGGTGTCACGAGAATCTGCTTTTCCACGAGATCAAGCAGCTCGTCGAGATCGTCGGGTTGTTCAATGCCTGTGCTCTTAAACGCTTTCGTAATAGCAAGGGCGATTTTTTTGCGATCGTACTCTTCGGTTTGACCGCTTCTTTTAGTTATCAGCATTGAGTAACCTACTGTCAGAGTGGTTAGGATGAGAATTGGCTTTTCAGCTGTGTGTGAGTGAGCATCTTACTAGGGAATGTTAATCCGCGCTTAATAAAACCTAGATCTAGTGCTTATGGGGGCAGAGCGAACACCAACTGAAAAGGGACGGAAGAGCCGTTTTTCACTACGGATCAGAGATCGCCTGTGTGACCGGATAAGGGACGGAAAAACAGCGGGATGCAGTCCGAGACGAGACTTTCCCAGGGCGACATCTCAAAAGACATTCTCTTCACAACTGACACCGTTTCTCACCCTCCTCAAGGGGTAGAACCGAGGGGGAATTGCGGAAGTTCCGGGAAAGTGCCGGATGAATTTCAGACTACAAAAAAGCGGAAACACTGAAAAACGCGGGCAACGAAAAAGCCCCAGGGGGTAGATGTCATAGGCCATATAGGCGGACTTTTCCTGGGGCTGTTGCTGGAAGAGATGCTCGCAGTTCGAGGCTTTACCGGCCCGACTGGAGATTCTTCCGATCGCAAGAAAAGTATCGCTCTTTTCGAAGAAAACCGCATCAAGGAAAATCCGCTTTTAACACTCGGATAAGAATGCGATAATAAAAAGATATGCTGTTGAAAATAAATAAAAATAAAGACCCGAACTGAAGCTCTCAGACTCCCCGCCTCTGCGCCATAATGGTTGAGACACAGAGCGCCCCGGAAGGCTTCTCTCTTTCGGGGCACAAAACTCACAAATTACAGGAGTCAGACATGACGAAAGCCCCGATTTTCGAGATCAATGATTCAGACGGCAAGCCCTTCAAGATGGAAGATCACTTTCCGATGGTGCTCTACTTCTATCCGGCGGATGCCTTATAGTAGCAGTACGTATTTACAGGCGTTTCACCACTACCTATGGTAGCTAAATGCTATAGTATGTGCGTCTAATTACTGCAAATTTACTGCATAGATATGGCTACTTTTCTAAAGCGTGGCGACAAGTGGCAGGCTCAGACCTGCATCCGAGGCAGAAGGAAAGCGAAGACCTTTGATACCAAGGCTGAAGCCCGGCGCTGGGCGTTGGCTCAGGAAGCCGCAGACAAATCCGGATTTATCCCTGAGTCACTCATGACTTTCGCGGATTTGCAGCTCGTCTGGTATGAAGCCAAGGGGAAAAATCTTAAATCGCCATCGGTCCGCTACGCCGTCAAGCGAGCGGGAAAAGATACTTTTGCCTTAAAGGCGATATCAACGTTGACGCCAAAAGATTTTGACGCTTTTATGGAAAGCGAGAAAGCGCGAGGGCTTAAGCCAGGTACCATTTATTCGAAACTGGTTTACTACTCAAGCGTTCTCTCATGGGCGGTTTCCCAGGGGTGGCTAAAAGAAAACCCATTGCGCAAAGTAAAATTCCCCAGGAGCGATCCCCACCGAACCCGTGTACCGACAGAAGAAGAATACCAGCGGCTCTGCGCCGCGGCGCACTGGAAGGATACAAAGCCGCCGGTCAATTCATACCAGCGAACGGTAGCCGCTTTCCGGTTTTCAATGCTTACGGGTATGCGGAAAGGGGAGATTGTTAAAATTGAGAGAAGCTGGATAGATGGTTCTGTTATCCATCTGCCGGCGGAGGCCGCGAAAACCGCTGTTGGAAGAACTGTAGCAATGGGGGTGGAAGCCCGCCGACTGCTGGGGCTGATTCTGAGCCTCGGCTTTTCCCCCTGCGTCTGGGGTATCAATACGCTGACACTTCCAGGGGAGTTCATCAAGCTGAAACGGCGCGCGGGCATCCACGCGATAACGGACAGCGCTGGGCGAGAGCTTCAGGCTGACCTGCATTTTCATGATGCCCGGGCGTACTTCTGCACCTGGGCCGCGTCGCCCGCGGAGGATGGCGCGCCGCGCCTATCCCCTATGGAACTCGCCCGCCAGCTGGGGCATTCGTCGACCGAGATGACAATGCGCTACTACCGCCCCGATCTTCGTACCCTCGCTGACAGGCTTAAATAAATCACATAAGCTCCTTCGCCCGTTTCTCTTTGAGATAATGCTCGACCTCAGAAGCCCACCACGCGGGGGTTCTTTCAGACAAGTACACGGGCTTTGGGAAAGCAGCGTCTTTTCTCATTTTGTAGAGAAGCGAAGAGTGTTTCCCCAGCCCTAAGAATTCCTCCAGTTCCCTGATTCGCAAAAGCTTATCAGCCATTTTTTTCTCCTTCTAAATTCTTCGCTTTTTCGCCGTAGCAAAAAACATCAATTGGATTCCCCCGACCACGGGTTGCCGCGTAGACAGGAAAAGGTTTAACTGCTTCCCTGCGCAGCTTTTCAAATGCGCGGATCGCCGCTTCATCCCCTTGGTAAGCAAGGGCGCCGAGAAGCGCGGCGTGGATATAATCCCTTAAATCCGATATGCGCTGTATTGAGTGGTTCTTTCGCCATTCACGCGGAACACTTGCCCATTCTTCCAGCGCTCTCAATTCTGCTGTTGGCGCGGGATTGTCGCTCAGCGTGATCCACGACTTCCGGCCGGCGGAGATCCGCTGGCCGCCGGCTTCGATGACCGCGCATCGAAGGAATCGATAGCCCGCTTTAGTATTTGATACAATCCGGCGGCGACAAAGTTCCTGCGCAAGAGCGCCGACAGAAACCCATCGCCGGGTAAGCGCCGCCTGAATATCTTCAGGGATTTCCTTTTTCATGCTTTACCCTCCCCAAAATAAAATCCAAAACCTTTTCCTTTTTCCTCAAAGCCTGGAGTACCGAGCCGTCAACCGTGCCCCTGGTAACGAGATAGTAGATGAAGACTGAGCGCGGATGCCCCGCCTGCGTCTGGCGCGTAGGACCAATTCGCTCAATCATCTGCGCGTAATGCTCGTAATTAAAACCCAGACTGAAGAACACCAGAATCCGCCCCCCATTCTGAAGATTGAGGCCGTGGCCGCACGCGGCCGGGTGCGCCACAAGAATGGGGATTTCTCCCCGGTTCCACCGGGCGATAGTTTCCGGGTCTTTATCCAGTTCCCGCGCCGCTGGAAACGCGGCAAGGATCCTCTCCAGCTCGTGCCGGTATTGGTATGCTACGAGAACCGGCTCCCCGCCGGCTTCCTCAATGACACTTTTAAGCGCTTCGATCTTCTGGTCATGCACCGGAAGCCAGCTTTTACCGTCGTCCGCGTACACCGCCCCGCTTGCGAACTGGAGAAGCTTGCCTAATTTCACCGCGGCGTTTGCGGCCTCAATCTCTCCAGCGGCGAGCTGTACAAAAAAGTCGTCCGCCAGTGTTTTATATTTGGCGGCGAGCGGTGGCGGCAGATCAACAGAAATGGTTGACTCAATCGGCTTCTCGATGGGGAACCAATCCTCGGCGTTAACCGTAATCGCGACATCCGACAGCCGCTTTTTTATACGGGCATCGCTGTCCGGCATCGGGATCCACTTAACGGCGAAAGCCTCGGCGCCGACTCTCTGAGGCCGGAAGTACGTCATCTCATACTGGCGCATGGATCGCCCCAGCCTCTCGCCGTGGTCAATGAACCACGCCTGCCCCCAGAGATCGAGAAGCCCATTCGTCGCCGGCGTACCGGTAAGCTCGATAAACCGATCGCAGAAAAGATGAGCTACCCGCCCAAGCTCCCGGGCTCGCCGGCTCCCCTGGCGCAGCCGGAAACTTTTAAGCCGCGTTGCTTCGTCTACCACAATAGTTTTGAATGGCCAGCCGCGGCCGTACCGCTTAACGAGCCACGGGATCTGCTCAAAATTGGTAATGTAAACATCGGCGTCAGCGGCCAAAGCTGCTTCTCGTTCCTCAACCGGTCCGCAAATCAATGAATGCTTGATGTGAATCAAATCCACACTTTCTCGTATTTCATCAGGCCACGTTGAACGTGCTACGCGGAGCGGCGCGATTACAAGAATCGGCGCGGCGTCTTCGAAATCGAGAAGATAGCGAAGAGCGAACAGCGTAGAGATCGTCTTCCCCATCCCCATTCCTGCCCAGACCATACAGCGGGGATGCGTGATGATGAAGCGGACGATATCGTACTGGTACGGCCGCAGCTGAAACGCCCGCCTCATAGTGTCTCGCCCCGCTCAACAGCGCGAACGATAGCCCGGATTTGATCAGCGCCGTCGACTACGAGGACCGTGCATCCCCCGATATCCCGCATACGCTCGTGTTCTCTAAGCTGGATCGGCGATGGCTTTTTGCCTGGTGCCTTGCACTCAACGAAAAAGCTCAAACCATCAAGCATGACAAACCAATCAGGAGCCCCGACTCGGCCAGCCCATTCGACCTTTCGGCACTCACCGCCGGCCTTCGCTACGGTTTCCCGCAGCGCCTCAACAACCCGACCTTCAGGCGTCATCATCGATCTCCTTTCTCGATCTCTTCTATACGGCAGCGCAAGGCCGCCTTCGCTCTGCCGAAAGAGCTTCGGCTATAAGCCCCTATATCTTTCAGCGGCGTAGCCAAATCACCCCCAATATTTAAAAGCTCCATCAATACAGAGCTGTGGGATGCGTATACCAGGATCGCGGCAAAATCCAGATATGTCGGGTAGCCCCTAGGACCTGTGGGACGCGCCTCGGAAATCCGCCAGGGCGTCTCTCCCTCGCGCTCCATATACCAAAGGGCTTTCTTGAGATCCGTAAGCTCATCATTCCCCTCCTTATGACCGGCGCGAAGAATGTACTTGATAGCGTTCCCCACGTTGAAGTTGTAAAGCTCGCATATATCAATAGGTTCAAAAAAATATCTGAGATCTACGTAATGCTTCGGACGATCGACCGGGTCAAAAGCATCATCTTCTTTTTCAAGCGTCATCATTTGTGGTACCTATAAGAGTCAAAGCCATCGGCGGAAAGGGGAAGCTCCATCGACCACGGCGGATTGGTTGACATCAGCGCTTCAAGTTTCTTGTGGTTGAATTCAGGCGTGTCCGGGGCTTCGGTCAGAATCTCGTCGTGTACTGTGAGAATCGGCTTATAGCCCGCGTCGCTCACGATTGGAAGGGCGTGACAGAGAACATCGCAGGCCACAGCCTGGGTCAGATTCTCTACGGCTTTCCCAGCGAAAGTCTCAATGCGCCCCCATTTCCTCGTGTACTGGTTGACCCCCATATAAGTAATAGAGGCCCCGCTTTCGTCGATCCTCGCCGCTGGGTAGCAGATGAAACGGCCACTTGGCAGGTGAACCAGAAGCCAGGATCCGCGCATGACGGCATAAACTTTTCCGCCTAGTGCGATAGGAACCCGCACCCCCTTCTCTTTAACCGCCGTAAGACAAGCTTCGCCCGCAGCTCCCCAAAGAGAGACGATGCCGGCGTTGGCCGCCCGCCAAAGACGCTTAACAGAGTCGCACGCTACCCAGACGCCGTGGCTCAGCCCGCCTGTGCGCTTGTTATCGACTGCCCACTCATAGAGCCGCTCGGCGTCGTGCGTGACCTCTGGCGGGATTACCCCCTTAAGCCCCTCCGCCATGTCATTGAGATCAACGCCATAGCCGCGGGCAAAAGTAACGAAAGCGCCGACCCCGCCGCCGTAACCCATAGCGAGCTCAAGGACTTTGCCCATCTGGCGCTGGGGCTTGGTCACAGTCTCTACCGGAACATTGAAAGCCCTGGCGTAAGTCAACTTGTAGAGATCAGGGCCAGTGCCGTTGTCATAAGCGCGGAATGCCTTTAATTTCCAGTCCTCGCCGGCCATCCAAGCAAGCACCCGGCCCTCAATATTGGAGTAATCCGCGACTACCATCTTGGAGCCCTTGGGAACCGTGATAGCCCCGCGCAGGCACTGCGCAAGCTCCCCTGCGGGGTCGGAAGAGAAATCCAGAAGAGAGCCGTCCAACGTTTCCTCGATGCGCTCCTCAATCTGTTTGGGCGAGAGCGTCTGCCGGGGAAGATTTTGCGGCTGCATATGGCGCCCCGAAAATCGACCGGTTCGCGAAGCGCCGCGGAATTGAAGCCCACCGCGGAGACGGTTATCTGAATTCACACAGTCAAGAATGGCCTGATACTTCTTTACGCTGGCTTTCGCAGACGAAAGCCGGATTCTTAAAAGCTCCCGCATCGGCTCAGGGATTGAGTCATCCTCAATCAGCCGGGACACTTCAGCTTTCTGGAGATTCTTCAGCTCAATGCCAAAGCGCTTCGCCAGATAATCAATCGTCGCCTGGGTGCGGGTTGTGGAATCAAGCTCGCCCCCCGTCAATTCCGCTGTGCGAAGCCTGCTTTTCTTTGCCCCCTCGGCCATCAGGTCAATCGCCGCGCGGGCAAGATCCACATCCATCAGCATGCCCCGGTGATTAATCTCGTCATCCAGCAGCTGAAGACGATGCTCGGCCTCTGTCAGATTGAAACGCGGCAATTTCTTATAGAGCGCCCGTTCCGCCTCCACATCAAGTCGACAGTAATTCACGAAGCGCTCCCAGTCTTCCGGACGCTCTTTCTTCGTGAATCTCATCGCGGTCGGATCATCATGGCCATAAGCGTGCGGCTTGCAGAAAAGCTGAACCAGCCGACGCCCATCTTTATCTTTGGCGACGTCCTTTGGCATCCGGTAGACCTCGCAGAGATCCCCCAGAGCGCCCGGGAGCCCGTGCTGATAGGCGATTACCATAGTGTCAATAATCTGAGAGCGGGGGATAGCTACCTTCACCCCGTTCTTATTCAGCGCGAGAACATTAGTGTCAAAGTTCATGCCGTTGTGCCAGACGATAGACGCCTGGCAGGCAAGAACTTCCTTCAGCGCGGCCCGGAGATCATCGGGCATCGGCCCGGCTGTTACGTCCCAGACACGAGCCGGCTGATCATCTACCGCGTAGCCCCAAAGCAGGACTTCAGTCGAAGGGTCTTCCGCGTAGCGGTAAGCCCCTCGGCTGATCGGGCACTCGCTATAGGTTTCCAGGTCTGAATAAACCAGCATGGCCCGCCCCGTTAGATGAAGTCTTCCTCGCCTGCTTCCTCAACCCCGGTATCGCCCAGGTCTTCAAAGTCGTCACCGCAGGTTTCGACCGAAGACGCACCCGCAAGCAGGGCGTCTTCGCGCACAAGCTGGACGCCGTTCAGGTAGAAAGCAAGACCGCCGCCCTCCTTGTTGTGGCAGAAAACATCAACGGATGCGTTCAGCCAGTAGCCCGGCTGGATCCGGCTTTCCTGCTCCAGCGGGATATCCTTCTTATGCTGGTCAAGGACCTTCGGACCGTTAGGCGCCTTTTCCGCGTCAAGCTTCGGCGTGATCATCAGATCCTCGGTATCGCCATAGGGCTTAATGGGGAACTTGGTAACGCCAGTCTGCTTGAATTTGCGGAGTCTTGCCTCAGAATCTGCCGGGCCGTATTGTTCAACCACCGCCTTTCTGATCGCGGCATAGAGCTTCTTCTCGTTTTCGCTTCCCTTCGTAATGATGAGACCGACCGAAAATTTTCTCTTGCCCTTGAAATCGTCAGGCCTGAAGAGCTTCGGCCATACACAACGAACATCACGAAGAATAAGACGAACGGATTTCGACATTTTTCACTTTTCCTTTCTTAAATAAAATCGAAGGGGTCTTCAGCCTCTTCACTCATGTTTTCCTGCTGAGCCGCAGCGGGCGACGGGAGCTCTTTCACGGGCTCACTTTCAATCACATCGAAGTCATCAGCAATTGACGCGAGGATGGCGGGACGCGGATCGGACGCCGGGGCGATAACGGGTTTCCCTTCTTCCTGCGCAATCAACTGCCGCATTGAATTCCACTGGCGGCTGCCGATGACACCCGCCTTCGCCGCTTTCTCTGCCTTCGCCGGGCTGATAAGCTTTTTCTCATAGAGCACAGCTTTACTGATCCGCATGGCATTAAGGGTTCCTTCGGCCTCAGGGAGCCACTTGCGCGCCCCTTTACGGCCTGCGACAAGCTTCCAGCCAGGGAGCTCTTCACCCTGCTCGAGGCGAGAGCGAGCCGCCGCCCGGCAGGCGTCGCACCAATCCTCGATCGTCTCGAGCCAGGGGAGCACCCGCGCGAGATGCTCAGCGTCTGCCGGAACCTTGATCGCCTTCTCCGCCGAGGGCTCTCCCTCCTGGCCTGCAGGCTTAAGCGGCTCAGGCGGCGCGATCACATCGAAATCCCGCTCGATCTCTTCAGAGACCTTGGTGGCGAGCGCCGGGCACACGGCTTTTGCTTTGCAGAAATGGCACTGGGCTTCACCGGGAATAAGCTTCGGGGCGTACCAGTAGCCGTCTTCCGCCTGAGTAATCCACCGCTCGCCGGGAACCGGGGAGAGCCTCGACTTTTCAAGCTGCTCCATCGCAAGAGCGGCGGCCGGCTTGACCACACCGAAAATAAAATCGTTGAACTCACGATTAGCCGGCGACCAGATCGACGGCTCTGAATTAATCCGGGGCTGAAAAATCACAATCTCAACACTGGTAGCCGGCGCCGCGAGACCGGCGCCCACCGCGTTCAGCCTCGAAAGCAGCGCTGCCGCGTAGATAGAGAGCTGACCGTTGTGATCTGATGGAACCTGAACTCCCATCCCGTACTTGAAATCACAGACAACCAGGCGTCCGGACTTCTGAAGACACCAGAAATCCACCGTGCCGTGAGCTTTTTCCCCCGTTACGGTCTCAAGGTCTACCGGATCCTCATAAGCAAACTGAACGGCACCGGAATCGGCATTGATGTAGCCATTCGTAAGCCGCGCCCAGGCTCGGGCACAGCGGATCATCTCATCGTCGTACCCTGAGAGATCGGGGTCAGGCGCTTTCCCCACCTTGTTCAGCCCTAAGGCACAGGCGAGTTCGTGAGCCTTTGTCCCTTCCTCCGCATACGGAGATGTCGATTCGGGCAGATCCTTTGAGAGCCAAACCGAACCCGGGCAGTGCCCCCAGGTATTCCAGCCGCTCGGGCTTAAAATTCCGTGCGCCATGGCTAGAGCGCCCCCGCCTCATGCTCGAGAACCGTCAGACGGTCAACGAACTGCTGAAGCGCCGCGCCTCGAAGGTCGGAAATCTTCCTTACTCCCAGCGAGTGGACAAGGTCACGAAGCTGGCAGCGGTAATTTTCTGACGCCTTCGAGAGTTTCAGCGTCCGTTCACAAACAGAAGTCATCACATCGGGCGGTGGGACGTCACCGGATTCAGCCGCCGCCGCTTCCGGGGCGGCTTTTTCCATTTCTTCCGCTTGTTCAGCCTGAGAAACGTTTTCCGTTTCCTCAGGCTCCGCCGTTTTTTCTTCCGTTTTTTCCCCGGAAACGGTCGGCGTTTCTTTCGGGGTGGACGGAGCAGAATCCGCGTTAAACGCGCCCGCCGCCGCGTCAGGATCGCCGCTATGAGGCGCGGCGGAAACTGCCGGGCTTTTCTCTGTCGACTCCGCGGCCGCGGCTCTGCGCTCGATTAAAGCGGCGCAGCGCTCAAACGCCTTCGCAAGTGCCGCCATAGCGACGGCCTGAGACTCCAGGGCAAGGGTATTTTTCTCTAAAACTTCCTCCAGCATCTTTTTTTCTCCTTTAAAGGCTGGTTACTGGTGATGCGTAAGATCTTTTTCCGTGGGCGGTCTGCCCAGCTTTTCGCGTGGGGTGTACTAAAGGAGAAAGACGCCAGGCGAACCGCCCACGGA